CCGGCCCGATGGTCGCCATCGAATTGCAGTAATCCTTCCCTTGCTCCGGGTAGGGTTGGGGCCGGTTGGCTTATGCTGGCCGGCCCCTTTGAAACAAACAAATCACCAATAGGAAAAAAACATGAAAAGCTTACAGCCGATTTATCAGGAACTTGTTTTCGCACCGGCGACCGCGGCAACCACTACCGCGGCCAAGTCTATCGACACGCTAGGGGCGAAGAACCTTTGCGTGTCGCTGAACTTCTCCGCGAACCTCAACACGAATGCGACCGGACCGACGCTGGAGTTCTCGCACAGCGACACGGACGCAGCAACCGCGTTTGCGACCTTCGACGCGGCGTTGAATCGCAGCGTCAGCCGTGGGACTGCTGGCGTGATCAGCGTTTCGCATGTCAACCTTGACGGCAGCGTCAAGCGATATGTTCGCGTCAAAGTTACTCCAGGAACCAGCACGAACGATACCGTCATCTATGGCGGTGTCGCACTGCAAGATAAGGAAATCAGGCCAAGTGCAGTCGCCGACGTTGGCGGCGGTGCCGTCTTGAGCTAACCCAATCCAATACCCGGAGCAAATGGGAATGGAAACAAAAGTAAAAGTCCATGCGTTCATGACGGCTGCCCGTTATGAAAATAGCATGACACGAAATCACATTGAGATCGCATTGAGAACGCTCGGGATCCCGATGCAGGTAAGCGGCGGCGTGTTTTACGGCCAGTGTATGCAGAACATGCTGCACGATGCTTTGAAGTACGGCATTGATTACGCGATCACGATCGACGGAGACAGCATGTTCACGCACAAGCATATCCAGCGATTGCTTGGCGTAATTGCGCGGCCGGATAGCGGCATCGATGCACTAGCGGCGTTGCAGTGCAAGCGAGGTTGCCACTACCCGTTGGCAAGTTGCGGCGAACAAACCTTGAGGATCACCGGCGAACCTTTTAAGGCGTCAACGGCACACTTTGGGCTGACCGTATTAGACATGCGGAAGCTTGCAATGGTTCCGCTGCCGTGGTTTGCTGACCGCCCTGGACCGGATGGAACGTGGACGCACACAGACAAGATCGACGCAGATATTTCGTTTTGGAAAGCATGGGGCGAAGCAGGAAATTCGCTCTACATGGATCCGGGATGCAGCATCGGGCACATGGAAGAAATGATCACAGTTTTCGACGAACAGATGCAAGTTAAGCACTTATACCCGAAGGAATGGCGGGCAATGAATGGTTACAGCGCCTCCTAGTTACGTTACGGTCGTTTTTCTTCGGGACTGGTTTTTGATTCGAAAAGATCAACGCCACCTAATGACCTGGGGACAAGCGGACTTATTAACCCGTCGTGGTTTTTGTGAGATCGTAAAAGATGGAATTGACAATACCGAAATGGAAGCGACTGACACAGCCGACAAGCGAGCCGGTGAGCCTGTTGCAAGCCAAGCAGGCACTGAACATCGGCACCGGCGACGGCACGCACGATGAGCGGCTGACGCTGCTAGTTCAGGCCGCTCGTGAAAAGTGGGAACGCGATACTCAGCGGGCGACCACGGCCGGAACGTTTCGGCAAGTGTTTGATGCGTTTGCAGATCCGCTGGAGTTGCTACCGCTTGGCGTTAGTTCGGTTTCATCGATTACCTATTTCGACGCCAACAACGCCTCACAAACGGCATCGGCTTCGCTCTATGTGTTCGATGATTTCGACAACGTCGTGCGGCTTGCTTACGAGCAAGAATGGCCCGACACGTCCGCACGCTATGACGCGGTGACGGTGAATTTTACGGCAGGCACTAGCGATCCGCTTGAAGTGCCGGCGATGGCCAAGGCGGCAATGCTTTCGCTGGTTGTTTATTACTTCGACAAGAATCCCGGAGACAACGACGGGCTCTATGATTTGCGGCATTACGACGATTTGGTCCGCCAGTACATGCGGAGCAGCTACCCATGAGCGGAAGGCCACGCCGTTTCAGTGTCGCAAATATGCGATACCGCATAGTGCTACAGAAGCACGTCGACACTGTTGACGCTGCTGGCCAGCCGATTGCAACTTGGACGACCGTCTACCCAAGCGATCCGGCAGATTATGCCGCGGTGAGTGGTGGTCAAGTCTTTCGAGGGTCACAAGTTAACGAAGGAATCAACGCCATATTTACGGTTCGGTATCGCGACGAATACGCACCGCAGCATCGGATTTTATACGACGGCAAGGCATACGGGATTGTCTTTGTGCAACCGATCGAAGGCCGCGACCGTTATTTAGATTGTCATTGTAAGGTGATCGAATAATGGCACCGCGAAAAACAAAAGCACGATTTGGCGTGATTGTCGGGTTTGACAAAAAGCTGATCGATCGACTTACGCACGGATTGCCAGACGAAGTGCGAAAGGCCGCGGTTAACTCTGGACTACCGGCAGCTTCAAGGGTTGTCGAAGACAAGGCGAAGCAACTAGCGCCAGACGGACGCAAAAACGGAACAAGCAGCCGGCAAACCGGATCGTCTCGCACGAAGTGGTATCCGTACCAGCTAAAAGATTCAATCGTTTCCAAGGTGCTCGATGACATGATGGGCACGGTTGTTTCCGTTATGGTTGGGCCGCAAAGGCCGTGGGGCAACAAAGCAAACTTCATTTCGCCGGTGCCGCGATCAAAGACAGGCAATACAAAAGAACAAGTTTACTGGGGCAAAAGAACCGTAGGCCCAGGCAATCGGAGCCGGAAAGAAGATCGCTTCCTAGAAGACGCTTCGCACCAGACGCGACCGCAACAGATCCGGGCACTTGTAACAGCGATGCGTCGAGCGATCAAAAGGAACATGGCTCGGAGGTTTACCATTGGCTGACGCAGGGACAGCGTTTCGGGCTTTCGTAGTCGCTCAAGCGGGAGTTTCCGCATTGATTGGCGATCGAATGATTCCCGACGAACTATTGCAAAAGACGACGATGCCAGCGGTGACCTATCACCGCATAAGCACGTTACACCACGAGAACATAAACGGCAGCAAAGCCGGGATGGCAGAGGCGATTGTTGAGGTAAGAGCATACGCAGCAAGTCGCACAGCATGTACCGCGATTTGCGAAGCTATCCGCACATGCGGCGTACTCGACATGCTTGGCGTGTATTCGGGCGTTAACTTCCGATGCGTGATGCTTGCAAGCGGCCGAAATGATTTCACCGAATCGCCAATAGATGGCACACACGAACTTCGTTACGTTTCGTCGCAGGACTACTCTTTGACCTATTTGGAGGCTGTTTAACATGCCAATCGCAGGACGTGGGGCAACCCTTACCGCAACGACCTACACCGCAGCACTCGACATCGTTGAAATCAGCGGAGGTAGCGAGTCAATCGAGGCCCTCGACATTTCGACGCTTGGTCAGACGACTACTTTCATGCGTTACCAAGTCGGCGACATGGCCGATACGCCAGAAATCAGCGTCACAATCAATTGGACAAACACGAACCCGCCGGCGATCGGCGCGAAGGACACATGGACGCTTACCTTTCCAAAGGAAGGAACGGCCACAACGGCACGAAGCCTAAGCGGGACCGGCTTTGTTACCGAAAAGGGCTACCCGACTTTTGTTAACAATCAGATCAGTCAGGGCACGCTGACGATCAAGCTTGATGGAGCGACAGGGCCTAGTTACACATGAGAAAGCTACAAGTTCAGCTATTGCCACACGTAGCGAGCTATTCGCTAACGGGTGAAGCAATTGAGTTTCCGCAGTGGGCGTTGGTCGTCAACGGATCCCATTGCGGATGGGTGCCGAAGGAGGGCAAGCACGTGTCATTTTTCGAGCACTTCCATGAGGTAGACCGCGTCGCCATTTGTGCGGAGGTGGCGCGGATCCGCGGCGAACGAGAAAGCCGCATCGAGTCAGTACCGCCGAGCATTTTGCACCCGGAGCAAGAAAAGGAAGAGAACGATGAGCCTGACGAAGAATGAGCTGCTGGGATTTTGTAACCGACGCTTTGACGTTGTCGACTTGGGCGACGGCGCAAAGGTGCGAATCCAAAGCCTGACGCAAGAAGAGATAGCCCGTCACAATTTGATGATGCTTGACAAGAAGGGTCAAGTATCACAAGCGGGCTTAATGGCAGCCGAACGTCTTTACGTCGCAATGGCACTTGTCGACGACCAAGGCGGCAGGTTGCTAACCGACGACGAAGCCGGAGAGCTTGCAAAGCTTGATGGCGGCGTTTTCCAAAAGATCGCACAGGCGGCAAGGCGGCTAACCGACAGGGACAGCGTCACCGCTGAGGCGATGCTGGGAAACTGACAAGGAGTGCCACGCTAAGACTTGCTTGTCGAGTCTGCTTGGCACTCGGAATAGACGACCCGGAGGCGTGGCTGGCGACCGTGTCACAGCGGACGCTAGCGATTTGGGAGGCTTACTACATGCTGGAGCCGTGGGGCAGGGAATGCGAACGCGATGCGGTTCAGTCTGCACAGTTGTCCGCACTTGGGGCAACCATAGCGGCCAGTAATGGAATCAAGCCTAAGCCGCCGCTACGGGTTGCCGACTTCATGCCAGCCAATTGGCACCAGCCGCCATCGCCAACAAACACGAACAGCATCAAGGCCGCCGAGCAAGCCTTCGCGGCTAAATGGGGCAGAAAATGACAACCAGCATAACTGCCCTAAATATCCGCATCGCCACCGACGCTTCGGAGGTGTACGAGGCGGCTAAACGCATGTCCTCGACGATGCGGAACGTTAATCAAATTATGGACGCTGCTACAACTCCGGTTGAACGCTACCAGCAATCGCTGGCGAGACTGGAAGCGGCTTACATGAAAAATCGGATCACCACAGAGCAATACATTCGCGGCGTCCAACAGATCGGGAAAGCCTATGACGAATCAGTAGCAAAGCAAAGCAAAGCAACTAGGCAGCAAACCGAATCAAGCAACGCGATGATTTTGTCGCTTAGGAGGCTTGCGGGTGCTTATCTTGGGTTGCAGACCGGAAAGCAGATCATCCAAATAGCCGCAGAGGCGGAGGCAGCTTCGGTTCAATTCGAAGTATTGACCGGATCCGCCGAAAGGGCGTCCGTTCTGATTGCAGATATGAAGCGACTTGCCCAGGCTTCTCCGTTATCGCTTCCGGCGGTTCAACGTGGCGGTCAGTTGCTTTTGTCGTTTGGCATGGAGGCTGACAAGGTTACGCAAACGCTCAAGATGCTTGCCGATGTATCGGGTGGCAATCAACAGCGGTTTGAGATTCTTTCGCTTGCGTTTGCGCAGACGACAGCGGCCGGAAGGCTGATGGGTCAAGACTTGTTGCAGATGATCAACGGCGGTTTTAATCCGCTGCTTGAAATATCCAAAACGACTGGCCGGTCAATGCTTGACCTAAAGAAAGACATGGAGGCCGGAGCCATATCGGCCCAAATGGTCGAAGATTCTTTTCGCCGTGCTACCTCGCAAGGCGGATTGTTTTTCGGCATGACCGAAAGAATGAGCAAAACGACATCTGGGGCACTTGCTCAGATGGTTGGCAACGTCACCGAAATGTCAATCGAGATCGGTTCAAGATTAACGCCAACAGTTATCGAGCTTGCCAATTCAATATCAAACTTAGCAAAAAACATCCGCGATTCGCAGTCTGCTTTGGACGGATTGGAGTTTGGAGTAAACCGCACTTATCGAACTTTCGCACTTGCCGGTGCAATTATTGGCGAGACTTTCGAAAATGCGGATCTGTTAGGCCAATGGATTGCAGGCACAAAAGACATTGAGTTTAACATTTCAAGAGTTAACGAGCAGTTAGACATCTATTATGGAAAGACAAAGTTAGTAAACGATTTGGATAGCCAAAAATCGGTTTTACAGGAAGCGATTGAAAAGACGGAAGCAAGGCGAGCGGCCAGAGCAAAGAAGGCCGCACAGGATGCAATTGACGCTCAGGTGACGGCGATTAGCCTTGAGGCAAGGAAGCTAGACCAAGCACAAAAAGCACTTACCGTCTACTCGTCGCAGGCACAGCAGTTAATGCTACAGCGTGCCGAGCTAACGTATTCCGCGGAGGAATATCAAAAAATTGTCGACAGGGCAAACGGCTTAAACGATGCCCAAGTCGAATCGCTTGCCAACATTCGAAAGGACATTGCCGAACGCCAGAGGCAAAAGCAAGAGCAAAAAGACTTGGCAAGGCTACAAGAGCAAGCGGCCGATGCTGCTATCCGTCACTTTGAAGAGCAACGCCGCCGGCAGATGGAGATGCGGTCCGCGGTTGCCAAGGGGCCAAGCGGGTTTGAAGCTGGCAGTAGCGAGGCGATGCGGTTTCTTGCCGAGCAATCGAACGCCCTGATTGCAGGAATTGCAGTTCCTGATCAGCCGACGCCAGGAGAGGAAGAGTTAGCAAAGCAGGCCGAAAAGGAAATGAAAAGGCAAATGGTTCAAGACGAACGGCGGCGACTGATTTTGATTGAGCTTCAAAAACTGAATGTCAATGTCGTCGAAAACAAAGTTCAAAAGCTTCCTGGTAGGGGATAATGGCACACACGCTACAAGGTAAAACGATCAGCGGTAGCGTCGAGCTAGCCATAAAAAATGGCGGGCCGGTTTGGCGTCAATCGCAGAGCTATCGAGTCGAGGCCGATAGCGACGATCCGCCATATAGCGGCATCTTGCTAACGTCGGGGCTACCGATCCCGATGACGACGTTTACCGATGATGGGCTAATGATTTGCCAGTCACTCGGGGCGGATCGCATACCAAAGCACCGGCGATTGTGGGAAGTGACGGCGGAATTTAGCAGCGAAGTAGAGCAGTCACAGAATACGCAATTTCCCGAAGAGTGGGTGCCGGTTTACGAACTTAAAAAGGAGCGTGTTCAGGAACCCAGCTTCACGGACGCATCAGGAAATGCGATCGTCAACTCTGCCGGGCAGACATTTCCGCAAGGCATCATTCTGACGCGATATCTTCCAGTTTGGGAGTTCTTTCAATTTGAGTCGGCATCGCTATCCGATGAGCAAATGCTAACGCGGGACGAGGTGACAAACTCGACAGTGTTTAAGGGTCGCGCGGCTAAGACTCTACTTTGTACGATAACCTCGTCGGTGATCGGATTCTATTACGGACGT